TGGTCGCTATCGCAAAAATGAAGCAATACTGAATGATAGCTACGGCGGTAATAGCAGTGGCAATAAAGCAACCGAAACGACTGCGCAGCAGTTGGAAGCCAGGAGAGAGAGGCTGCTCAATTTGGCGAGAGGCGGCCTAAGTCAGCTTATTACCCTTGAAGGCAAGGGTGTAACTGTTTCTAGTCAAAAACTGGAAATCGAGCAGGCTATTAGCGATATTCAGTCACTTCGCAATAAAGCTAGTCAGCAAGAACTTGCCACCTTAGCGTCCAAAGTTGTTGCTGCCAGGAATTTTGCCAGTGCAATGGCAATTGACTTAAAAGCTGGTGCGCTTCCTGGTGTTGGCCTTCAGGCGGCACTGCAAAAACTTCAAGAAGCTCGCCGCGCACGTCAAGACTTTTTTGGCGGCGCATCTCCCGCCGAAGCGATCGACAAGATTGCTCGCGAGTTTAATACAGGCAAGTCAATGGCAGGTGGGCGAAGCGACCTGGCTTCCCGAGCAGCTGCAGCAGCCCAGCAGGGGCCTGAGGCGCTACTGGGCCTCGCGGAACTGGCCAAGCCCGCGAAGGCCTCAACCGCTGAACTGGAAGCACTAAGCGCTGTCTTAAAAGAATTCCGTTCCGTCCTTGATCCAACTATCCAAGGATTCGATCGGCTTGACAATCAATTACGTGAAACGGCGGCCAACCTTGATCGCCAGATCGAGCGCCGCGCACCTGATGCGGATTTCCTGACTCGCCGGTTTGGCCCTAGGGGTGGCAGAGCGATCAGCGAGGGCCTGATCGGTGGTGCATTCCCACTGCTGTTTGGCCAGGGCCTTGGGGCTTCCCTTGGCGGCCTTGCTGGTGGCGCCGGTGGCGGCTTCCTTGGCGGTGGCCTTGGCTTTGGCTTGTCGCTGGCCGGCACAGCCCTTGGCACAGTGTTTGACACCTTGGCGCAGGCCGCACAGGATACGGGTAAGGCGCTCGGCTATCCAATTGAAGGATTTGAGAGTTTAAAAACAGCCGGGCTGTTTGCAAGCCGTCAACAAGAATACTATATATCTAAGCTGATTGAAACAGGTGAAACCGCCAAGGCCACAGCTGAAATACAAGCTGAGATGATTAAGAAGATTGGCGTCTCTGGCGTCAATGATTTGACGAATCTTGGCGACGCTTCCTATAAATTGAGTAAATCATGGGCTGAGTTTAACCTGCAGCTTCAGGCAGCGCTTGCTGGGCCAATGGCTGGACTGCTGCAGTGGGTAACCAGTATTGTTTCGGTTAGCAACCAATCATCTAGTTCGAGACAGCTTGCAAAAGATGTGCTGGGGGGGCTCAGCGGTAAAGCTAAGGATCGATTTGAGATCGGATTGATTGGAATAGATTCCAGGGAGCAGATTGGAACTACGTTCGGACCTTTGCTTGGCGGGATAAGCAAAGAAGAGGCCGCTAAGCAGCGAACCGCCTTAGCTGAGTTTTACAGACCTCTTGCCAAGCCAACCACAGTCAAAGGCGGAAAACCTACTCCAGAACAAGAGCTGCAGGCACTTGATAAAACAATTGAAAAAACCGAAAAAGCTCGCTCTATCATCCAACAAGGCATAGCATTTGAGCGCAGCGGAATCGATCTTCGCCTAAGCACTGAAGAAACTGTTTACGGTCTTCGCAAGCGTGTAATTGATATGGAGCGCGAGGCGACCGAATTTCGCCGCTCTGTTGAAGATCAGGTATTTGGCAAGCGACAGGAGCTTGAGCAAAAGCTTATTGAAAATGAAAGGAAGCGTCAGCAAAATGCAATCGACGCTTTTGACCTTCAGCTTCAGAAAGCATCCACAGGTCTGGATCCAATCGCCCAAGGAGTGGTTGACGCCGCCAGAGACTATCTGCGTATCAGAGCCGAAGGCGAAGCCGATCTCCAGCAAGCCGAAAAACAACTCAAGCTAGAACTACAGAAAATAGACCAAGAGGCTAGCCGTTACAAACTCCAAGTTGAAAACCGAGTTTCCCAGATGGCGATTCAGCGCGATGAATTTTCGCGTGATGTTTCTCGCGCTCGCCTTCAAATCGAGAGGCAGATTGTCGATTATGCCGTGCAAGCCGAGGATCATCGCTTAGCGATGGCCAAGTATCGCTACGAAGTGGAAATCGACCTGGAAAAGAAGAAGCAAATTGTAGTGCAAAACGGACTAGATGATGCTGCTATCCAGGCTTCGGCCATCAGGCAAGCAGTTCAGGCAACTAATGGCACTGGTGCATCAAGGCTACCCGGTTCTATTAGTGGCAGGCTTGACGCATCAGGGCAAAATGGAGCTGACATGCCAGTTGCACTGAATAATATAATGCGTAGTTATCACAACGGCGTTGTAACCGAAATAAATAAAGCCGGAAACAATGGCAATTACGTTGTAGTTCAGTTCTTAGACGATCTGGGTAACAAGCTGGAAGCCACCTATAGCCATGTTGCCGCCGCAGTGAAAATGGGGCAGTCAGTTGTTGGCGGACAAACGATAGGGAGGTTCGATGCCTCTGGGCGCACGTTTGGGGCGCATAACAGTATTGATATTAACTCACCTGGAACAAACGGAGCGCTGCAACGCAACCGGGAAACCGCAGCAGCACGACGAAGCGCCGACATGCTGGTACGGGGGCAGGTGCAAGGCGTGGTATCTGGCATCAAGCCAGACATAGACACCTACCTTCAGCCAGGTGTTGGCTATTTCAGCAGGAAGAACGGAAGGATGGTTAGGGGGCTCACTGCTGGGGCCGGCCAGGCCACTTCTGTTGGCGCTGCTCCAGTGTTCAAGGGCACCATGACTATGCCTGAGCTTCCAGGCGCACCACGGCTTGTTGGTATCAATGACCTACTACAGCAATACCTTCAGTTGGTGGAAAAAACTAAAGCAGCTACCGTAGGCGCCACCGCTGCCGATAGGCAAAGGCTTGCTGTTCAGTCTGAGGCTGCCAGCTTTGCACTTGAACAGCAAACCCTAGCTCCGATACTGCAATACACAGAGCAAAATCGAGAACTTGAGCTTGAAATTCAAAAACGTAAAGAGCGCAATCGACTAGCGCTTGAAGGGGTTGCCCCGGAAATAATTGAAGGCGAGTTGCGCATCCTTGAGATCAGAAGAGACCTGAACAGCGTTTTAACAGGCCTTACGATCAGTACCAATCAAGCTGTTAGGAGCGAGCTGGAAAGACTCAAGCTGAACCCAAGCCTTGTTGACTCTACTTTTGCTTTGACCGAAGCCACATTGGCAAGCCTTGTTGCAACAACTGAGGATACCAAAAAACAAGAAGAGTTAAGAGCTAAACTTCAGGCAATTCTCGATCTCAGGAATCAGTTGGCCGACAAGGTGGAAGGGCGGGCGGCGACGGTCGTAGAGGAAGCTAGGGGCGTGGCCAAAAAGTCTGTCATGCCCCCCAGCGAAAAAATTGATGAAAAAATTGGCAAGCTAAAGGAAGAGCTTACCGAACTCACTAATGTAGGTAATATAGCGATAACAGTTGCTGACGGCATCGGCAATGCATTTACCCAAGCCTTCCAGGGCCTGATTAGCGGATCGATGTCAGCCCAAGAGGCTCTCGCCTCTTTCTTCAAAAGCACTGGCGAGGCATTTCTCAGTATGGCGGCTGAAATTATAGCAAAACAGATGGCAATGATTGTTTTACAGACAATCCTCAAGGCGCTTGGGGCGGTTGCGGGGAGTAGTGGCGGTTCGGCGGGCTCTGCTCAAGCGACACCATCTAACTGGGGGGATTTCTCGGTCACGCCACTTAGTGCTAATTTTGCGGCAAACGGCGCCTACTTTGCTAATGGCACCGCCGCCTTCGCCAAGGGCGGCACCTTCACCAACTCGATCGTCAGCTCTCCCACCCTGTTCCAATTCGCTGATGGCGGCGTTACGAAGATGGGTGAGATGGGCGAGGCTGGCCCCGAAGCGATCATGCCCCTCAAGCGCGGTCCTGACGGCCGGCTGGGGGTCGATGCCAGCGGCATGGAAGTGCCCTACCAGCGCTCAGCTGCAGCCGCTACAACCCCGGAAATGGAAGTGCCCTACCAGCGCTCAGCTGCAGCCGCTACAACCCCGGAAATGGAAGTGCCCTATCGGCGCAGCGGGCCAGCCCTGGCCGTGCCGTATCTAAAGTCTGCAGGTGATACAGTAGGCGACAGCATGAATGCAACCATCGACGTGAAGTTTGAGACAGTAAGAATTAGGAGTGTCGATTATGTCACTCGCGAAGAAGCTGAGCAAATCGGCAGGGAGTCTGCGCAACGCGGCGCCGAGCTTGCTCATAAGCGTTATCGCAACAGCCCAAGCGCTAGGCGTGCGGTAGGCCTTAGCTGATGAAAAACTGCAATTTTCTACGCTTCAAGCGCCGTGACGGAACCTACACGGGTTGGTTGGCGCAAAATTACTTTATCGGCGAGGTCGTCGCTTACAACGGACTACAGTATCCGTATTTGCCAGTTGGCGTTGCGACCAACAGCAGCGCCCGTGGCGGCGATCGGTCAGAAGCGGCGATCGGCGCTGGAATATCAGCACTCAGCCTAAATGTCTTCACCGAAGCCGCTAGAGAAAGATGGCTGCTTGAGGTGAAGACTGTTACCGTCAATCGAGTTGACAATTCGCTAGGCCCGATGCTGACACTTGAATACTGGGCAGCGCTTAGGGTCCAGCACGACAGCAAGGAGCCAGTTGTAGCGCTGCAATTAGCGAGCCCGCTCGATGCTGTGCGTGCCCCTGGTGGCCGGGTGCTATCGCAGCGGCTGGTTGGCGCGTTACCTACCAGCGGCAACCTGACGATGCAGTAATGGCTGATTGGATTCGCTGGGTAAACGCAAAACTACCGCACCAGATCGGCGCCGACCCGGACGACGGCGAAGGCATCGACTGCTTGGTGATGACGGCCAAGGTGCGCAGGGACGCCGGCCTAGATACACCACTACTTGATCCCTGCTGGTTTGATTTAGCAGTAGAGGGGCGGTGGCCAGAGCTGGAGGCTGAATGGAAGCGAATGTGCGAGCCATGCAAACTGGAGTCATACGCTCTAGTGCTGCATGTGCAGCCAGGTGGAATAATAGGTGTTGGTGTGGTGATTGGCGACGGCGTTTTGATTGTCCATCATCGACGTGGCGCACAATGGCTGCCGCTGGACGTTGCCGCCCGTGTAATACAACCCCTCAATTTCTGGAGACCAAAGAATGCTGCCATCTGATCGCTACCTAGCAGATCTCCTTGGCTTGTCCGAGGAGCAGTATGAATTCTGGAAAGACAAAGTGCGCAAGCGCTCAGCAGAAGGTCCACGGCCAGCAGTGGTGTGTGGGCTAGAGACTGCCATTATCGTTTCAATCGTTTTAACAGTTCTGTCTATTGGATTCCAGTTAATCAGCTCATTACTGGCGCCGAGGTATCAAGCTAAAGATAGGAATCCTGTCAAACTGAAAACTAGCAACGAAAACGGCCAATCGCAGAACAGCTTGCAAGCATTTGCACCGCGAGCAGGTTTTAACTCAACGCAATCGGTAGCATCGCTGGGTGAGCCGATACCTGTCGTTTACGCTCATCGCGAAACCATCAACGGCATCGCCTACGGTGGCATCAGGGTTAACACGTCGCTGCTGTGGTCGCAGATCATTAGCCTGGGTGGATCGCAAATGCTTCGCGCAGTATTTATGCTGGCCGAGGGGCCTGTTGCAAGCATCGACCCAAACGGCTTTGCTATTGGCGATAGCAGCATCAGCGTCTACGACCTAGGCAGCGCCGAGGCCAATGAAATTGGTGGCCGCTTGACGATCTATTACCGCAACAATGGCGGTCGCATCGTTGCTGGTGATCGCGTCTTGGGACGCTCTGCTGCAACAGATCCAGGTAATGCGATGAGGGCCGGCGCCACTGATGTATTTCAAGTGCCATCAGTAAACAATGTCCTACGGCCCGATTTTTGCTCTACGGCTAAACCAGCAACCAGTACGACATTCGGCGTTTATACATTGATTGGCAATGACATGGGGTTCAAGTTGAATCCATCGGTAAGACCAAAAGTGTCGGCACAACTCGTACCAAGTGGCGATGAAGGTAATGCTCGCGTAGTCTGCAATATTGAAAACACAGTAGTAGTAGAGCGGGCTAAGTACGCAGCATACTTTTCGACGCGATCAGGAATAACAGCGGGAGCACTCAACGCGGTAGGCGGAAGTGTTACTTATAGCTTGCTGCCCAGCAGTGACTTTGAAACTAATTTCACGCACAGCGAGGCCCAAACATGGGGCAGCGCTAAATCATTCGGCAGTCTTGATGCCGCAAGCATTTTAAGTGAAGGCATTTACGAGGCCGATGTCATGCCTGCACTGGAGGTTAGCACTACTAACGTAAACTCAACAGCAAAAACGGTTTCAGTTAATGCAGACGTAAACACAGATACTATTACGAGCCTGTACGAGAACGCAAATGCCGCCAGCTATGAAATACAATGGATCGTTACAATCGCAAGCGACTCCGAAAACGTCACCTTTCAGACCACGGTAATTGCTGCGGTGGTTGTCTTTAGCGGTACCGCTCCCCGCGCCGTCACAGTCACGATAAGTGGAGACCCAGGGTTTGCGGCGGTTCAAGCCCTCACCAGCCCCAACAGGCTCAGGGCTGTACTGACGTTTGGATATGAAGAGATGGATTCCTATAGCGAGTCCGCCAATGATGCAGCATCTTCAATCGCTAATCGACAGGCAGTATGGGACGACGCGATTGTAATCGGCGATCTTTACAAGATTGGCTCAGCTCTTGCCGTATGTACTGCCAGGACGCCATCCAATGAGGTATTCCGCTCTGAGGCGAGCCTTGGCACTGCTGGCAGCGGCCAGGGCATTGATGCAACGTTCAGGATCGTGCGAGCTGGTAGCGCTGCCACTACAACTGTTGCGAACCTGGAGCTTCCGGGCACTACCTATGCAGCGCGAAGGACTGCTACCAGCGGCCCACACATTATGCGAGTCGTAATCGCAAGCGGTACCACTGAAAAAGAATGCCGCATTATCGAGTTTGGGTTTAGGTCCAGCCTTGGCATTAGGTATAACGGCTTACTGAGATTCCGCGCAACGCTCACCTATGCCGACACTGATGGACGCGCATGTTTCAACAAAGATGGCAATATTATCGCAAAAGGCAACACACTTAAAGTAGACAACTATCAAAGTGGTCAAGTAGCGGGATCTGAAGAGCGTTACTCCTTTTATCGCGTTTCCTATAAAAGGCAGTCAGAGGCGACGTTCATACCGCTTGCTCAGGTATTTGGCTTCGCTGGTATTGAACAACAGTCAATGTTTAACTACCTGCGCCTTGAATTTCCATTCCAAGACTCTTGGGACTGGACAATTGAGCCGCTTAGCGGCTGGGAGATTCGCAATGTAGTAACAGACGCGACCCTGTACGTGGTGGACTCTCGCCTGTCTGACGTGATCACAGTCACTACTACTGCGGGAGGCAGAACGCTTAAGGCAACGTTTAACGGACGAACCGTTACTCGCAACCAGGCGACCTTTAAGTTACAGCAGGCCGACAGGGAGAACATCGGCACTCCGCACCCCGACACCGACAACAACTACGCCGACGCCTGGGGGAAGTTAGCCGAAGCGTTTGTCTACGAAGAGATCACCTCAAGCGCCACCCAGCCCGAGCACGAGATTGTCTACATCAATGAGATTGTAGAAAATCAAACTACGCCTTTGTACGACGGCATTGCTTTAATTGGCGTTAATGTTGCATCGGCTTTTGAGTGGCAGCAATTTAGCCAGCTATCGCCCTATGTAACGGGCGGCACCGAAGTACGCAGGCTGCTCGGGGGCATGACCAAGGGCCCGTCGCACCTACTGCCTGATCTAGCGCTAGATCGCTTAACCAATCCAAAGTATGGCCCAGAAAATATATCCGATGACATGATCAAAATTAACAACTTCAGGAAATCTGCGCAATGGTGCTTTGACCGGTGCTACTTCTTCGATGGTGGTGTAATTATCAGTCAAGAGTCGCCGCGTCAATGGATCGCTGATCACGCCGGCTTCATGTTATTGGACTTCCGCGAGGTAAACGGCCAATTCGATCTGGTGCCGTTTATCAGTTTTGAGCCGGTCAGGCATGTAGCTCTGTTCACTGCTGGCAACATTGCCGAGGGCACCTTTAAGTTTGAGACCATCCCACTGGAGGACAGGCAGGCATCTCAGATCAGTGTCATATGGCGCCAGGAGCGTAGCTCGACCAACCCTGTCAACCCCGGCATGTTCCCTCAGGTGAAGGAGGTGTTGGTCAGAGAGGCGGAGCCACACGGCAATGAGACGCTGCAGATTGAGCCAATCAAAATGAGCGAGTTTTGTACTAACGAAAACCATGCGATCGACTTAGCAAAATTCACTTTGAGGTTGCGGCGGCTGCGTGATCATGTGATCAGCTTTGAAACTACTTACGATGGGCTGGAGGGTATCACCACTGGCGTAGGCCCCGGCGACCTGATTCGGGTGGCCATGGATGCCACGTCTTATGACGAGTTCAACAACGGCGCCGTACTAACTGATGGTACGGTGGTGAGTTCCCAGGTGCTTGGCGATGGCCTCTACGACGTGGTGAGCTGGAGTGGCACTGGTGACGTGAATGATGCGGGATCGCTCACGATCTCGGGCGGTATCGGCTCCCCTGCTGGAATAATCTTCACGGTCAAGCGCACCACTACCGAGGTCCGCAGTTATCAAATTTCCAAGATCTCGCCAACTGATGACGGCGCCTATGCTATCGAAGCCGTCCACATGCCAACCAATGAAAACGGAATGATGCTGGCAGTATTAGACTGGGATAGCACTGCAGCGTGGGTGATTCAACGATGACAGTTCAGTTCCCAGCGATTCAGCCCACTGCTCACGATTTCGGTGAACCTGGCTGGCCGATAACAGAGCGGCGAGCGCAAAGCGGTGTCCGTTCGATCCGGCAGTGGGGCGACAAAGCTAGTGATGCGCCCATGACCCTGACATTCGATAACATTACCCAAGCGGCCTACGCACAAATTAAGGCGGCTTATACCGCAGCACGAGGACCGACAGAAGATGTAGCATTCCCAGCGATTGTTGGAAGGAATCTTGAGCAGGCTGACTTGCTAAATCCTGGCCCAGGCTTGCGTTGGTACTTTTTGGGCGAACCCCAGGGAAGCCGTTCGCAAGGCGGGAAAAGAATATCCGTCAAGGTTCAGTTCAGGGCCGAGCTTAGAATGGATTAGAGGCTAGCTCATTCAAATGGCGGTTGCAAACAGCGTCCACGGAGAAGTTCGTTTTGACGGGCAAAAAGTCGCCAAAGTGACCAACGTTACTCTTGACGTTCAGCGTGACATTTTAGATACTACCGGTATCGGAGAGATGGACAGCGAGTTTGCATACGGAAAACGAAGTACGTCCGGCTCGGCAACTCTTCTCTACGAAACAGATAACGAGGTAAGCCGCGAGCTTATGGCAAGAATCTTTGAGGATGACGAGGAGCCGGACAACATAGAGATTATTCTTCATAAGGGTAAGGGCAGGGTTATTTCCGGGTCAGTCCTGATGCGCTCTTTAGGCTTGAGTGAGAGTGTCAACGAAAATACAAGTGTTAGTATTTCTTTTGTTATCAGCGGAAAATCTTCTTATTCAATCTAATGGCAATTCTTGGATACGAAGGGATTGTTGAGCTAAGTCGTGAATGGCCGGCACCAACAGCATTGGCTGACTGGCGCTTGCAACGTGGCACCTCGCCATCACTAGACCTAAGCGATCAAGCCTTTCAGGCTGGCGATGAAGTGGTTGTTATTGCGCTTCGCGGTGTGCCACTTGGCATTGGCACTGCTGGTTTTGCACCATGCCCCGATGGTCATGCGTTTTGGACGGGCGGCGAGACCGCAGTAGGCCTTGCGCTGGCCGCCAGGACAACCGGCGGCATGTTTTGGAGCGCGGACACGGGTGCGCCATTCTGGGAGTCGCAAGCGACTGTTGGCTTTGTCCAATCAGCTACTGCTTTTATCAGTCGTGATGAGCTGGATAACGCAAGGTTTTACTCTAACGAGGTTGACGCAATCAATGGAGGGGCTCAAGGACTGATACCGCTGCGCAACGTGTCACCAGGCCCGATACTGATACTGCCGGCATCCGCAGCGACTGGCTACAACGCCGCAGCACTGCAATTACTCCAGTCGATTGCCGGCCTTGAGATCCCAGATGGCGAGCAGCCAGCTGAAAACCTGGCGCCAGTGCCAGAAATCCTTACCGACATCGCTGCAGACGCAGAAGAACGCGGCTGGCTAATGCAATGCGACCTGACTAACTGGGTTTTTGAAACAGATGTAACTCAACTGGACGAAACAGCGATTGGACAAACTTTTGGGGAGTCTGCGAAAGGAATGCTTCGCGGCGCTGGAAGCTTTAGCGCCATCATTAGCCATGGATTTATGTCTAGTTCAAACAGTAGCGTTGGGATGCTGCGTCTTATTATGTTGACGAATCAAGGCAGCAAGGCTAAAGCTAGGTTTCAAATTGCTGATCAGCGCAATTCCGGCTCTTTATCTATACCAGAACGTTTATTTTATGAAACAGATATTCTGTTAAGTAAAACAACTGTAAATACTCAGTTCGATGACGTAATCAGAATGAATGCCGATTTTGTTGCGACGGGCCGGATTCGGTTGGCCAGGGAGGTGTAGACTAGCACTAGTCACAGAGCAGCCCCTGAATGACCAAGCTGAGGAGGGCGGGAGAGAGCGGCGCAATTGATGTAGCCGAGTCGCAGAATGTAGCCAAAAGTCAGCTGGCGGCGTTGGTAAATATAGTTCGGCAGCTGATCGGCAATCCAAATATCGCTAGCGGCTCCAGTGAATCTACGGATCCGCTTACGGCTCCGTTTCATCTCTACGTTGATGATAATCTTGGCCGAGACACATATGTAACTGGAGATTTTAATAGCTTTGAGTCAACCGGCACTGACGAACAGAAAATTGCGCAAAAGCTCAAGCGCATTCGCGAGCAGCGACTGGAGTGTGGCTATACAAGAGCCGCCCCCTTCAAGACTCCTAACAGAGCAGTCCTAGAAGCTCACATAATTACATCCCTAAACTGGTATACATTCACAGACGTTCGGGCCCACCGCGACTGTGTGATTATTCACATGGGTTCGGGGCCGCAGTTTATTTACAACCACCCAGGCTCTCACTCCAGTGCCGTTGCCATCAGTGCGTGGGCTGATGGCAAGGTCCCCACCTGGCAGGAGTTGATTGCATTTAACGACGATATTCTTGGGGGACTAATTCTGCCTCGCGGTGCTGCTTTTGATGGCGAAGATTTACGCAAGACTGTACTGATACCAATGTGGGCGCCAGCCCCCGCAGACATCGCTAGCGACTACAGCAATATCCGCTGCGTTTTATACCTAACGCCCGACGTACATGCGGTTGACTTTACATTTCGTGACCCCATCGGCCAAAGTCAATCATTACACTTGCTTTATTGCTTAGGCTACCCATCTCAATCGCATCTAAATTCGTTTTACGCCAAGGCCTTCACCGCCCTGGGCTCTAGCGCCAACCTGTCGGCTGCGCTCAGCCAGGCGCGAGCCAGCGAATATCAAACTGTTGGCCCGTTTGAGGGCAGCCCAAGCCCCGCCTATGACACGGTGAAGGGATCATCCCCCTACCCTGAGCGCATCAGCGTGCGTAGTGAATGGGGTATGGGTGGTTTATTCATCAATGGGGACAACTTAGGTGGTCTGAAATCTACAATCACAGCCCAGTTTACTGGAATTTCCCTCCAAAAAGACGTAAACAGCCTGCAGGTTTATTCTGGTGGCAGTTGGATCACCCCTTCCAGCCTTCAGGCCTACATTGACACGATTCCCGACAATCGGCGGATCAAGCCGCAGCGCGCTCACTGCCATTTGCTGGTAATCAGAGACGCTTTCTGCAGCGAGGTTAGTGTTTTTGGCCTTTGCCACACTGCGAGAGCGCGAGCTGACTTGGGGGGCGAGATTGTTTCATCCAACGGCAATTTCACGTTTGGCAGCTGCGCTGCGCTTGCTACCGGCTATGCGCGAACGGCTGTTCCGCTGGATACAGGCTGGCTGATAAATCGAATCAGCGTGCCAGTCAATCTATCTGATAAAACACCTGCAATCAGGCGAATCACACTGGGGACGGTGGCGAGCCATAGCGCCTCGAACATCACCCTGTTGCAGGCTTTGTCTGCTGATACCACAGGTACGACCCCTCAGCTGCTGGCCACAGACGGTTATTCGTTGCCGGGCGGCACCTATGTATGGGTTGAAAACCCTGACGGCGACGATTGGCGAGCGTTATTGACCTCGACAGCCTGGGCCCCTGGCACCCCTGCTCGAATCAATATCACAGCGGCGTTGAGCCAAAGTGGAACCAATGCAGACGTACCCAGCAGCTTTGGTATTAGCAACGCTATTGGGAAATCAGTCTACATCCGCCGCGTGGTAGATAACCGCACTTTGGCAGAGCGCTCAGCATCCCTGGAATTGACAACATATTCTAGTCGCACGCCAAATCGGTCTGCAATATTGCAGACATCGGCAGGCGTATCGGGTGGCGGCATTAACAGGCCTTTGGCCCCAGATGGGGAAGAGGTGCTGGCTGTTACCAGCACCTCTAAAACAGAATTTGGTGCGCGGGTGACGCTGCGGCGCAGCTGTCCCAGCACCACGTACACAGTTGGCACGTTCTATCGAAAAGGTGTAGTAGTTAAGGCTGTCAATAAGCACTTCAAGGCTATTCGCAATAATTACGCCACCGCATCAACCCCGCCACTCGCTGACTGGGATGAAGCCTACGTGCACATGCCGGAAGCCTATAACCCAGAAGAACCCATTACCAACGAAGCACCTCAAATTGTTTTTAATACTGATACAGACCCGAATGACATAACCACAAGTTGCGGTATAAACTGGACAACAATTTTTGCTAGTTCCGGCCCTGTCCGGGATCAATACCGCACGGGCTCCGACGTACTAGGCCTCTATGCACTGCTCCGGGCATTAGGTTTTTCGGAAAGTGCTACCTGGACAGCCCTGACACCTCGGGCCACAGCTACCCGGAGGCTCAATCCGGCTAGCGCAGCGGATTTTCCTTTGCCGCCATCTGGTGGCGCCGCGTCTGGCCTCGCTTCGTGGGCTGTGGAGTTTCGCCGGCCTACTACAATCACACTTTCAAACTTTACCTATGATCAAGGCGCTGGGCATGGTAATTACAGCACCGCTTTGCCGAAGGCGCAGAAGCCGATTTCAGCGTCAAATCTATTTTCGCTGTATTTCACGAATGGCGGCGGCGGCCGAGTAGTGGTAAATGGCGTAAACGAAAACGGGCAAGTTGTGACAAATAGAGGCCTTACTGATACCGAAACAGGTGAAACAGTGTTGGCTGGCGACCAGGCTGGAACGGAAAATAGCCAGCAAGAGAGTTTTTCCAATATCTCAGTCAATGGGTTGACTGGCTCTGGAGTATGGAACCTAAGCTCTTTAGCTAGCTTGCTATTCCCAAGCTCCAGTGCGGGCAAGACTACGAGCCTAGGGACGTTTAGGTTAGCCAATGCTGCTACACTGCGTTCTAACAACATTCCCATCGGCGCAAATGACGGAGAGCTAAACGCAAGTTTGGACAACTCGCCTGAAATTGTAAATCTTAAAGGCTTGAACTACTGGGCGAAACAGAAGGGCGTACTCACCCGCAAAACTGGGGATACCACGCTTTATGTTGTGCCAGACAGCGCAACAGCAGCAGGACAGAGTTTTGTATTTAACGGCACGTCTGCCGAGCTAATACTCAGTCCGGTTAGGTCTGCCGCTGACGTATTTGCTGTACCACCTCTAGCCAGGGAAACTGCGGTCACATTTGCGATTGCTGTTGTCTATGCAAATGCAACTTTTGACTCAACAGAAACAGTCAACTATCAGCTGGCCGACGGGCCTTACTGGAACCAACTCGAACCATTTAACCATATCGCTAACTGGGTTGGCGCGACCAACCAATTCCCAGTAACCAATATTGTTGCAGATTACACAGCAGCCAACACAAAACCCACCACTGATGCAAAAGCACTGCACGATGCTAGAAGCCCATTTCTTGTGCCATGCTTTGCTGGTGGATTAGCCCACGATCGGGGAAGTTATACCAGCTATGACGCGGGGATGAATTTTTTTGAAAATTCGTTTTTTCCAGAATTCAGAGTAGGTGGCTCAGTTAATGGAGTTTGCTGGTTGTCAATGGATGCGGTAGCCGAAAACCCAGAAATTTTTCCATCAACGCTCTATCCGTCAGATATGAGAATTCCGGCGTACCGGCCCAGTGGCGTTACGTTCCGCAATTTCCTGGATAATTACCTTGATGCCACGATTTCAAATGGGTTTGTGGTGCAAGGTCCTTTTACCAAGGGCTGTGTATCTGTGAAAAGCGGGATCTTTACGTTTAGGAATGTTATATTAGGTGGAAAATCTCCTGGACCAGTCAACCCGAACCTGCCACCAAGCATTGTATCTTGTGAAGGTGACATAGATGTGTTTTGCAGTGGAATATATTTCCTTGGCAATACAAGAATTGATAGCTTACCTAAAGCGCTGCTAAAGGGTGCCACTTTTCCACTAGGAATACCTGGATCCAGAAACTGTCATAGTTTTGTAGGTTCTATGAGTGATGGCAAACAACAGAAAGTATCGCTGACCATGGCTACTCCGTACTCCTTCTTGCCAAATTCAAATGTGTTTGCCCTGGAAAGGAACAGAGATACTAACTGCATTCATATTCTTAACAATCTAGGCAATTACGCTTTGGTTTCCGACCGTGCAAGTACAGGGACCGTGAAAGGTGCCTCTATGCAATCGTTTATACACACGTTTAACGCTGGATCTGTCTTGTCGCTTAAAACCTTTGATAATAGCTTTGTGATTGCAAATAAATCCGCTGGAATGGCGGGTGCATTTGGGAACGACGGAACGTCGGCGTCTGGCCCCTTGGGCATAACCAATCAAGCAGGTAGGACTGTGGTTGCATCCGGGGCAACTGGGCACCCTGGCTTATGGAGAATGGCTACTAGTGGAACTATGCTAGCCAGCAATGTAACGCTTACCTACGCCCCTGGGGGTAGGCAGATTTCATATGACTTGTCATCTTCTAATGCCTTAAACTTAGTAGTAAACGCAAACTACCAAGGAGTTGACGTTAACACTGCCACCCAACACATTGGCCGTATTGTCGGCAGTCCTCCTGCATTTTTTGTATGATTCTTCACCTCCCGATTATTGCCCCCACCGCTGCCCCTGAGTACAACTCCGCTACAGAGCAGTTGTTTGAAGGCCCGCCTATTCGCGGGGCCGACGGTCTTTATCGCCAAGCTTGGATTGTCGGCCCACGCATTAGCGACCCTGGCGCTCCCTACCGTCAGTTCTACGATGGACTGATCACGACTGCCGCCTATCAGGCAATCAAAGATCAAACTGCAACTTCATCGCAGTTACTAACAGCCAACCTGGAACTAGTCGCTAATTTGAGCGATGCAAAGTTAGGCTTTGCTAATGTCGCCGCCCTGCAGCAGTCGCTGGCAGACGTAGCCGTTGCAGCCACCAACCTAACCGCAGCCCACTGGGCCGAGATCGGGGGGTTGCTGGCAGCTAATGGCCTGGCGGACACCTATCAGCTGCCTGGAGCTGGATAGGTACTGGAAGTATTAGCACACAGAGACGAGGCTGTAGGTAACGGAGGACCCTGTAACCACGGCACCATGGCAGCGAAAGAGGATAATTCGACAAACCCGCTAACCTGTCCTAGTAGCGCACCCTCCCATGACCAACGAACGCGATGTGAGCCACGGCGACCTGCTGCTGGCGATTGGCAACATGCAGGGGAAGCTCGACGCTTTAGTCACAACCATGGCGCAGCAACGCGCAGATGTGGGAGAGGCTTTTCGTCGGCTAAGTGAAGCCGAGAAACGAATTGCCCAAGGTGTTATCCTTGCGGTAGTCGTATCATTCACGGTGCCGCTTTTTGTAGTAGCAGTCGCCCCTAAGATCAGCTTTGGACTTCATCCAACGGTGGAGGACAGACGGTGAGCCAAGCCACTTCCCAGGGGCAAAGTACAAGCCCAAAAAAAGCTTTAAGTAGTGAGCGCATTTTCCTAATTCGATGTCTAGTTGGAATACTATCGGCTGGGATAGCAATTTCCGCCACCGATCTGGCGATCTGCCGCCATCGTATTCCTAACAACTGCGATCCACAGACAACTGCAGTTGCTGCCGCTGTTGCCGCCGCTGCTGGATGGATTGGCGGCATTCTTACGAAATCACCAGCATGAGACCTCTTTTAATTACTCTTTCCAGGCGCTTGCTTCGCATGGCCCTTGGCAAAGTATTGGAACTTGGCTTAACCGAAGTTTATAAACGCCTAGATTCCGAGCTACTAGTCTTAACTCTCAACAACTCCTCTCCACTCAGGGTGCAAGGCGCTATCGCAGGCGCTATCACATCCGTAACTAACAGACCCGCCAGCCCGAGCCAAGTTGAAGCGATAATCGGCCTCTATGATCCCGTCAACGCCGCTCGCAACTATCTGCTAAATCACAAATGAAATTCAAGACCCCAAGCCGCGATTACGTTGATTATTACGATCCAAGCAAAGCCCATCACCGAGCCTGGCTTCTGGCAGTGCTCGACCGCCTGATGGAACTCGATCCAGAGGCCCTCCAGGAGGGCGGAAAGCTTCGGAGCGCCTGGAAGGCCGAGAATACGGCGAAAGCCCCCTTGACGGCTTCCACGGTCGCCGCTCCGGCGGCGCCTCAACTGGTAAGCATGGCCCAAGCCACCGCCGTATTTACTCGCGCCCCGGAAGAGAGCCAGCTGGCTGACTTGAATTCCTGCCTACAGCGCTTCGCTATCAACACCCCAGCCCGGATTCGTCACTTCCTGTCGCAGGTTGGACATGAATCAGGTGGATTACGCTGGATGACGGAACTAGCTAGCGGAAGCGCTTATGAGGGACGCACGGACCTGGGGAATACAAGAGTTGGCGATGGCCAACGCTACAAAGGCGCCGGAGCGATTCAGTTAACTGGGCGCTACAATTACCAACGATTCGCCGATTTTATCAAAGATGCGGCAGTAATGGATGGCTCGGCCTATGTTGCCAACAACTATCCATTTACTTCCGCTGGCTTTTGGTGGCATCTCAATGGAATGAACCCCTATTGTGATTCCGGCGCAACCTGCCGCCAAGTGTCAGCCAGGGTTAACGGAAGAGATCCGGCCAATGGCTTGACGGATCGCGAAGCTTACTTTTCTCGCGCCGTAGCTACGTTTCCTAATGTCACGTCAAAAGCAAAATAAAACCATCGACCACCAGCCCATGAGAGCAAGTGGTCGATGGCCACGTTAATACATCAATCCTTGATTTGTCAGGATTCCGGCTGAGGCTCTTCGTAAGACGAAGCGCCTGGCTCGGGTTCAGCAACCACTTCCCCGTAGGAAGCGAGCAGTGCCGCGACCCTGGCATCGTGGCTAGTGGTGGTGCCGAACTCATTGGTGTAGATTTCGCCAACTCCACTAGCGATCAGGCCATCAGCCTGGTCGTCGTTATCGAAGACAACCAGCTGAGTGGCCGCGTATTCGACCCCATCAATAGGGCCGTTGACCAGCAGCTTCAATGTTTTGGCCATGAATCAATTAAGCAAAAAACACCGAACCAACTATAGCACCATCAGGCGCTGCCGTGGCGCTAGAGTCAGCAGCGCCTGTTACGGTGGTAAGCGTAAGGCCGGTAGAAAAGCCTGTCAGCCCACCTTCGCTGAAATGGGAGTTAATTCCGTTGGGTGGAATTGCAATTGGAATAGTAACTCCCAAAGCACCAGCCCCTGCTGTTGTTGAGTTGTAAAGCTTGCCGTATACCCACAAAGCCGTAGTATTTACCAGGTTCCACCCAAGCGGTCGTGTTGCTCCAACTTTAAGTATTGAGCTTGGGCTTGCCACCGAAGATATTACCTTGGCGGGCGTGGCACCACCTGTGACGGTAGCACGGTATTGAACACCAACGTCATTAGATAGTGCGGCACCGGTTGAGAAAGCTGACACCGCAACGCTACCTGTCATCGCTACTGGGGATCCAACCCCCGACTGCTTCATACCCGCTAGGTATAAGGGGATGTTAATATTCTCTTCCAGCGATAAAGACGATATAGTCCACGTTGTTGCAGAAGCTGGTGCTGTAGAGCCATTGTGAGCCCACAGATACAAAAATAAATCCTTATTTTCATCTGGTACAATATCTGATCTTGATGCCGATAACACAAGCACATCCCCTGTTCCCGTTCGACAGGTTGTAGCGGTTCTGCCGTCTAACTGAATAGATGCAGCATGAGCAGTGGCGTAGGTAGTGGCAGTTATTACTATAGAACCAGTATTCCAACCCATACGCTGGGCGTCAAGCGCAGCGTTTGCAGTACCAGAGTAAAGTTGTTGCACGTAGCTGTGCCCAAACAAGTCAAGCGTGCCGCTACCAGTAGCTGGCCAGCCAGCAACGGTAAGGACAACAGTGTTTGCGCTAACGCTGGCAATAGCGTATCGCCCAGGAATACCAGCCGAGCCAGTAATAGCGCCTAACATCATAGACTGGCCAACGTTGGCTGACGTATATGAGTGGCCAGGAAGCGTTACGGTTACATTCGTGGCAGTACATACATAGCTAAGGTTTTCACCAATCCTATCGGCAAGCAAAACCATTAAATTACTGTTTGCTATCCTTTGGGATGGCAGTAAACGCCACCGTAGAGCTATTGATCCCTTAAATGATATAGAAGACCTGCAAAGCATTTCAGCATTTGCGACTGTGCCCGGGTTAACAATCAGGTTGCCACTAGCTTGCGACACAAATAGCGAAGACGGTGACCGCAGTGTTAGCTCTGGCGCCAATAAGCCAGGCCCAGTACTAGATAAATCCGCTTTCCACTGAAGACACTGCGCATGTCGAACCACTGAACCATGATTGGATGGTGCGGCTAGCGCAGTTAGCACGTCTGGCTGACTACTGGCTATCGCAGCCAGCGATATTACCGCCGGGCTGTCACTAGCTAGTGTCACTCGCTGAGTGCTGCCATCTGCGTTACCAACACCAAGGGTAACCCTTGGAGCAACCGGTAGGATGGTTCCACTGGAAGCCCCTTGCACCGTCAACACATCCGAACTAGGCGCACCGGCAGTACCAAACGCCGGCAACTTAAGAATAATCGAGCTTAGTCGCTGAGCAATCCGTTGAAGCCTACCATTTTGACCAGAGCTGGCGGTGTCAGTAGTTGGAGCCGCTTCGTCAATAGGCCCGAGCAAGGCATTGGTAGCAGCAAGGTCGCTACCGCCTGCGCCACCGCCGTCTACCTCCACCTTGAGGGCTCCGCTGTCGGTGACCATTGCGGCATTGTCGCGACCGCTAGCGCTTTGCCCGATCAGTCTCGTGCCTGGCATCTCTGATGACTACTTCTACGAAAGCTTAGCCTTGGCAAAAGCCTCAGGCGCAAATACCTTGGCTGTAAACACGACTCCACTCATAACTTCGTTGCACTTATCTTTAATGCGTCGTTGGCTTACCCCACTTTTCTCCGCTATCTCTTTGATTGTTAGCTGGCGTTCACCTATTCCATACCTTTGTCTGATTAGCCGCTGATCTTGCTCTGGAAGTGCATTGACAATAGTCATTGCAATATTTTCTATGCGACGGATCTCTTTAATACTTTCAGATTCTTCCTCTTGAGCAAGGGTGGCAAAGCAGTTGTACTTAAGGAAATCCATGAAAGTGTCCCTCCCAGGAAAAACATCATGACTAAGCCCGCAAGAATCACGATCAAAGGAAAACACTTTCACCCTTTGTAAAATAATTCTTTTAATTCGTTCCGGTTTTTCGCCCATCTCTTCGGCAATTTGTGGAATAGTCGGCTCCCTGTTAAGTGTTTTTGATAGACTTACCCTGGTTTTCTCAATCAATCTGGCTGCTTTTTGAATATTACCTGGAATTCTTATGGTGTTTTCCTGGTTTTCCCAGGCTCTCGTAATTCCCTGTCTTATCCACCAATAGGCGTATGTACTAAACTTATACCCTTTCTGTGGTTCAAACTTTTCAACAGCTCTAGCAAGACCAATGGCACCTTCTTGCATCAAATCTTCGATTGACAAGTGAGCACACATCGATCTTGCCTTATTGGCGACTGCAGCCACGAGTCTCATGTTTGCTGAGATCATGCGATCCCTTGCTTTTAACCCTTTTTCCACCACCCGTCTTTGCTCTGGCCGCAAGTCTTTCGTGAAACTAACAAAATTATTTAGCGAGATGCTTTCACTTAAACCGTTTTCCCTCAAGATTTTTATCATATCTTGCACCCTATTCCCAAGCACTATTTCTTCGTCCCCTGTTAACAGGGGAACGCGAGCGATGTCTTTCAGGTAATCATCAAGACTCATTGGTGCTGTACTGCTTGCAGCCACTTAAAACGAATTAACTTAAAAAGCAATTTCATTTTAAGCTGCCGATGAATAGCCGGCAAACTTGCGCTAGCCGTCCAAACAGTACAGCCCGGTCCAGCTCCGGTCAAGCTCCGGTCAAGCCATAAGCAATCCCTGATGGCGCTCGCCCCTCTGGAGAATCCCCGGAATCGCCAGCTGACGATGGTTTCCATCTCCCACTAGCGGTGCCAAGCTCTTGGTCGAAAGATGAATTTTCGGAATCAAATAAACAATTCCATTCAATCGACAAAAGTAATGCGGGAATGGCCAATTGGTTTTAGCAATTCCCTCAAACACAAGACTTCTGTCGTCAAAAAATCTTGCGTAAACAGTGTCGCCCTGGTGAAACTGTTTGAACTTGCGGAGTGCCGTCATTGCGTTTAGTAAACAGTGAAGCAAGGGAATTTTAGGGCTTGCGAGCCTGGCCGTCAACAAACTACTGAACGCATAGGCCCGTATGTGCTGCGAACCGCCCAGACACTGGCGCACGTTCGACCCAACCCGGCCACCAACACCAGCTGAGAGGCCGCTAGCAGGGCCTGAGCCGCGCCAAACGACTCCCAGCGACCACTTGCCCGCCCCAGGCGTTCGAGGGCCATCAGGGATCGATTGCTGTCAGGGGTTGACCGCTGCACATCGCAGCAGTATGATGCAGTGGCACAGCGCTTCACTTTCACAATGGCACCCAGGTTTTCAATCTCGCTTTCGGATGAAGTTGTTGCACAACTGAGAAATACAAAACCCTCACATCGCCCAATGTCACAACATATCGTAGATCTGGTTGTTGAAGCCATGATTTCAAGGAAAAATTCAGAACTTCGCCGCACTGCCATTAAAGATGGTAACGCAGCAATTGTTGACCACAACTAAACAGGAGAAACTATTTCTAATTTAACTAACACTAATCTCAATGGAAAGCTTTGAAAACAACGGCGCTGGTAACAGTTTTACAATTGTTCTTAATGACGCCTTGAGGGATAAGCGCCTTAGCTACAAGGCCAAGGGTATCCTTGCTGTTTGTCTTTCGCACAGCAAGGGTTTTAAGTTTACGAGAGCCTGGATTATTGAACATGGAACCGAGGGTAGAGATGCGGTTTTGTCGGGCCTCTCTGAATTGAGATGTTTTGGGTATTTGGTAAATGTAAAAAACAGGAACCCAGCAGGCCAGATAGTTGGCGAGCATTACAGCGTCACCGATAGGCCGGATCCGAGTGCTGTGGCTTCGTTGGCCCCTGCGGCAGAAGCCACAGCCAGCGTCCGGGAAAACCGGACGCCGGGAAACCAGTGTCCGGGAAAACCGGACGCCGGGAAACCCGGACGCAATAGAAGACCATTAGAAAGAAAACCATTAGAAGAAAACCATCTAGAAGAAAACCCCCCACTGCCCCCCAGGCGAACCACGCAGAAGCCGAAGCCAGCAGCCATCGAGCTGCCCGAGTGGTTGCAGCCCTACCGCGAGCATTTGCTTAAATGGCTTGACAACAGAGAAAAAAAACACAAGCTTCGACCTGAACTTACAAGTTCCACCATGCGTGCTCTTGAGTATGCCAAGAGCACTGGAACCTTAAAGCTTTATTGCGAATATGTAGCAGAGAAAAATTGGCAGTCGCTTGGTTTTGCTGGGCACAAGGAAACTATTAACAAGCTGGGACAGGAGAATGGTGTAGCCAAAGCGGGAAACCAAGGTAAACCCGCGATGTCACCAATTAACTACACACTAAATTAAATGAGCGAAGGAAATTTTGCAATCCTGTCCCAGATGAATACCTGGGATACCAGCGAGATACAAGACTCTTTTCTCTCTACGTGCATCTTTTATCTTGAAGGTGAACAAGGTTCTACAGCTGAGCTTTGTGATATTGCAACACAGGTTAATCAAGAGTGGTTTACTGGAAACCATCGGAAAGCATTGTTTCACGTAATTAAAAAGATTGCGCTTGATTCAGTCAAATCTTCCCTGGTGGTGCCTGGCAGTATTGCCGTGATGGCAGAAAAGTTACTTCTATCTATGGGGCATCAAGATGATTGTCAGTACATCCAAGAGGTTGCCGAGTCCCCTTCAATGTTTTTTAGTATTGAATCTTTGTATTCCATTGTTCCTGTTTGGAGGTTGAAATGTGCAAGAACAAGTCTTAAGGCTAATGCAGAGGAGATTGCTTTAGCCCTTACTAGCACTCCCGATCAAAAGGTATTTGAAGAAAGCATACCATCTTTAATAGAGAGGCAGCAGGAAATATGGTATAGCGCTTCAACTCTTGATAAAAGGGACGACGACTGGGAATCTTCTATTGAAGAAGCCCTTCAACCTTTACCCAAGGATATTGTAATCCCGACCGGCCTTAGCGTGCTTGACGATGCAATACAGGGTGGAATTGCAAAAAGGGATTCACCGTACTCTGGTCGCCTGGTGGTGCTAGCGGGAAGGCCCGGCATGGGCAAGACTACATTTGCAATTTACCTTGCAACCGTGTTAGCCGATATACACTGTGATGTTGCTTTTTTTAGTTTAGAAATGTCAAAAAAACAGATTCAGTATAAATCAATCGCTTGCCTTGACTACATGAGCCTTCGTTCTTCGGGAGAACTTACCGATCCAATTCGATCCCACAATTTGAGGCTAAGGAATTACACGTCGGCCCAAAGGACGAGGCTTGAAGGTTACCAGAACTCCAGGCTGATTAAAAGATTGCATGTCTTTGATGAATCTGAAACCATTAAAAGTATTTCAGCAAAAATAAAACTTCTTGCTAAGACTAGAAAAAATCTTTCAGCTGTTTTTATTGATTACCTGCAACTTATAGAGGGCTGCTCTGGTGATGCTCAAAACACGGAGGCATCTAATATTGGCCATGTTACAAAAGCTTTGAAAAGGCTCGGAACAAGTACAGGTATAGACATTTTCTTGTTGAGTCAAGTTAACAGGGGCGTGGAGAATAGGACCGATAAAATGCCAAATATGTCAGACCTCCGCGCTTCCGGTAGAATTGAAGAAGATGCGGATATTGTCATGTTTCTCCTTCGACCACATTACTATGACAGGGGAAAAGATAAATACGAGCTGGCCGTTTCTGTTGCTAAAAACAGGCATGGAGAATGCGGTACGCTGCAGTGTTGCATAGATCTACAAAGCTCTGTTGTCTGGGGTAGCAACTTACTGAGATGACAGCACCTAACTGGAGTAAAATTTTTAAGAGATTTCCAGAGCTTGAGGCTCCTGGCTACCAGGAGGCCTTAAGGCAAATGCAGGAACGGCGACCAGATTACGAAGCCGAGAGGCTGAAGGCAAAAATGCAGTTAATCAACAAGGAGAAACAAAGAATGAGAACCAAGAATCGACACATCGCAACCGCTAGAAGTTTAGTGGCCGCAGATAATGCGAATTCGCTGTTCAGCGCTAACAAGGGTCGGCGCAAGAAGGGGTAGGCATTGTGGAGCATTTTCAAGAATTGTATGACGAATTTTTGCTATGTCTGTCAAGAGTGCAACGGCTTCTGCCGTCATTGTCGGTATATTGCCCATGGCCAAACTCTCCAGTGATTTCGCTGCTGAGTCAGGGGCTTGGCCTTCCGCTCAGCCCTGGCAGACTAGCGCCGCCTACCGCTCTGGTCTGAAGCTTTCCGTAGAACCCTTGCCTGATGGCGGATCAAGCATGTCATTCAGTTCCTGTATCTTGATGGCATTGAAATCAATTGGCGGCATCGGCATTCGGCGATGGTTTTTTCTGCTGTTCGCTGATTTTGGCAGGCCGTGGACTTCGCAGTAGCGCTCATACCAGCTACGCACCATTCTTGGATTTACGAACCCCTGCAGCAGGTTCGCCACCGCCGGCACGTCCTCGCCCTTTTCAAAAAGAAGTTGCGCGGTGATTCGCAAGATCCGGTTCAGATTTGTGGCACCTGCGCTGCTCATGGGATTGCTGTGGGGCTGCCACCATGTTAGACTGATGCACGTAAACCACTTAGGAGCTGCGCTCCACAGCTATGAATCCAAATGCTTTTAGTGTGGACCAAATTCAAGAGCTAAGTCAGCCGCTCTCTGTTCAAGCCGTAAAAACGAGGGACCAGAGCGGTCGCACACTGTCTTACGTGGAAGGCTGGCATGTGATTAGCGAGGCCAACCGTATATTTGGCTACGGATGTTGGGATCAGGAGCTGCGTGACATTAAGTGTGTTTCCGAGCGCGAACGAAAGGTTGGACAAGCCAAAAAAGACGGCTGGGGCGTATCCTATATTGCTACCGTTCGCATTACCACGAGCGGAACGTTTCGTGACGGCGTTGGCGCCGGACATGGTATTGATGTCGATTTTGGACAGGCCCACGAATCCGCCATCAAGGAAGCGGCCACCGATGCAATGAAACGCGCTTTTATGACATTCGGTAATCAGTTTGGGTTGTCTTTATATGACAAGCAGCAACGCAACGTAGAAGACAAACCGCTCAACTTCAAGCAAGTTTCTGAAAGTGAAAAAGCTACTCAAAAGTTTGTCTCACTTTTGCATACAAAAATGCAGCAAGCTGGTATTAACCGTGACGGCATCAGAACACTTATGAAAATTCTTCAGGTCAATGAATTTGAAGAGGTGAAGGATTTGGTAAGGGAGAGGGTGCTTACGGCGGTAACACCGGAGTACGCGGCTAAATTAAATATTGGTCAGAATAGCAGGGGCGAGCAAGTCGTGCAAGTGGTTGCAAAAGGTGCAACACGTTTAACAGCGGATCTACATGAGGCAGCGGATAGAGTGTTAAGTTAAACCGATCCTCAAGTCAACCTTTACCAAGCCAACCCACTAAAACCGTTATGACAGCTACTGCTTCTGCCAAAGATCAAGCCGAAAATCAATCAGCTATTGTTGCTTCCGACTCTGGGGTGTCAGTGCTTACCCGCTGGGAGGCGTTGGCAGCTGAAATTGCGACTGTTACGCAAGAATCTGATTGCAAAGAGTTTAATTATCGCGATACGGCTGGCAGCGAGAGTGCTCGCTCCTGGATATGGAAATTACGTAAGCTGAAGGGCCGAATTGAGAAGGCTCGCAAGGAAGCAAAAAGCGTTCATCTTGAGCGCGGCAGGGCTGTTGACGAAGCAGCCAAAACACTGGAGAATGCTGTTTTGGGACTTATCGAGCCCCACGAAAAGGCGATTGAAGCGGTCGAGGCCGAGGAGCGCTCCAGGATTGAAGCTCACCGGACGGTGTTGGATCGTATTTCTAGGTTGGCCGATAGTGTTACCACCTCGGCTGAAGCTCAGGCTCGGTTGGTCGAACTGTCCACAATTGACATAACTCTTCTCGAAGAGTTTCAGTCCGCTGGTTTGAACCGCCAGGCGGAGGCCGGAGCGCGTCTCAAGGAGCTGTGCGACTCCCTGCTGGCCCAGGAGGCCGAGAGGGCCGAACTGAAAGCACTCAGAGCCGTAAAAGCCCAGCAGGATGCTGA